GATCCAGCTGTTAAAGAAACTTGTGTTGAAACAAATGAAACTTGCTCTAAAAAATTATCATAAATTCTTACAGCCCATTGATCGCTAGCTGAAATTGTTGTTGCACCTGAAACCGCATAAGACATATATCCATAACTGGAAGCAGGTGGTTGTAATCTTGCACCAATAATAACTAATGCTTTTGTGCCTGTTGTTAATGTAACTGCTGGACCTGCTGTTGTTAAATCTGTATATGTTGTTGATGTTGTTAATTCTGAAGTTGTTACAACTGCACTTGCACTCGTTGGTGCACTACTAGGTGCAGCAGCCCAAGCAGGAACTCCACCACTAACAGTTAATATCTGACCAGTTGTTCCAATTCCGAGTCTTGTGTTTGTATTAGCAGTAGATGAACGATATTCAATATCACCAAGAGTTGTTGATGGATTGAGATTTTTTGTTGTTGTATCAATTGAAGTTCCAAGCGTGCGAATTGCACTTGCACCATCTTTAACAAGATCGGTGTCTGCTGGTGTTGTCCAGCCATAATTGGTAGTTGTTGGCATTTTATCCTTTTCCTATCAGGCTACTATTGTAGCGTACTCCCAAGTCAATGTTGGGTCTATTGTGTTCCAAGCCTCTGTTATTGGTGTGGTATTCCAACGCATCGCCACTTGGCTAAATGCGGTCGGTGAAACATTGATTGTTAAAAATAGCTCATTAAATCGCGTACTCCATGACCAGCCCTCAACATATCCTTGAAATGTGCCACCTGATATTTGGCTAGGCAAATTTCTAATATCAACCGGCATTCCCATAAACACGCCTAATAAATCATCACGATCAGCATTATCGATTTCTGAGTTAGTAATTGGGAATGTTATAGATTGAAATGCTGGCTGTGGGTAAGCTCTTTGATCAATATATCGGTCAGCGATAGCCTGAGCATCAACAGCACCTTGAACCCTAGAATTGATTGTTTCGGCTTTGTAGCCATAGGTCGCAATTGATGTTGCATCTGTAGCTGTAACCTGTGAATTAAAGTTATTGCCATAATTGATGTAAATATCATTTCTAACATCTGCTGAACGCATAATTGTTGATAAACCAGCACCTAAAGCATGGCCGGCATCTAATTCAACATAGCCATTAGTTAATAGATAATTTTGTCTGTGATCTGCATCCGCATAACCTATATTTCCATTGTTTGCTTCATAAATATAACCAAAGGCTGAATTAGCAATATCTGAAACAATGTTGTAAATAGTATCTACTGTGGTTGATTGAGCGGTCATTGTATAAAGGCCAGGTTGATCAATATCGCCTAATCCTAAATTGACTGCATTAGCCCAAGTTTCAGTTGCGTCATAAGTCGCCCATGTTGAAGCTGATGGCACATCATTCCAAGTACCTAATAAAACAGTTGATAAAATGCCATAGATTTGGTCGCCATCCTCATCTTGGGAAATGTTATCATTCCAAATTTCTTTGGCTATTTTGGCAAGTGATCCCATAGCAATAATTGTGTATGCAATAACTGTTCCTGCTGCACCGCTTTGAGCAACTTCAACAGTTACATCGGTAATGTCGCCACCAAATAAACTAACATAAGTGTTTGAACTATCTTTGACCTGTAAATCTAAACTGTCATTTATGTCAAAAGGCAATGTTTGACCATTTAATGCAACAAGGGTTATTTGAATATAAGATGGGCTTGGCTGAGTATAAATATCATCACGACCAGCCTGATGCTGAATATCGCTTATTGCTATGTCAGTATAATCGACCCCGCTGACAGTTAGTTTCCAATCTGGAGCCCATGCTGTCAATTTAGTCTAATTCCATTTCCACTAAATACTGGCACGCTTCGAGCTGCGCTCTGATTAACTACTTTACCAACAGCTCTTGCTGCGCCTTCGCCATCGATAGCACTTACATAAATGTTAGTTACACCCGGATTACCCGCACCATAAGTAAAGTTGCTTGGACTACTTGGATAATTACCAGTAGGATTTCCGCCAATATCTCCACCACCTGCTAATTGACTTAATCCATAAGTTGCAGCAACGGCTGCCAATGCAGCAGCAGCAGTACCAACAGATGCTCCACCGGTTGCGAATGCGGTAGCAACAGCAGCTCCAGCAGCAGCAGTTCTTAATGCTTTCATGGCAGTTACTAAAGTCATGATTGCGGTAACAAAAGCAGCGATCTTATTGGCAACAAATACTGTGGCAATAATGCCAGCCAATACTAACAATTCCTCTTTGATTGAAATAACAAATTTAATTACGCTAATAAGTTGCTGACCAAACTCATAAGCACCCTGAGTTGCTTCTGTTACTCCAGCAACCACGCCATCCTCACCAGTTAATCCAGCAGCAAATGCTTGAAGGTTTGGTACAAATACAGCTAATAAATAATCAGCCAATTCCTTGACAATAGGTAATAAAGCTGCACCGATCTGCTCTTTAGTTTCATCAACAGCAATAGATAATTGCTTAAACTTAAATTCAGCATTGGTTGCTTCATTGGCAACAAAGCCATTATATGTTTGGGCTAATTGTTGCGTGATTTCGTCGAAAGATTTGGTTTTAAGGGTGGTTTGATCAATTCCTAGCCCTAACTTACCCAAAGCAGTATTTGAGCCCTCATAGGCCTTTCCTAAGGCGTTTGTAACTGTTTCTAGTGGCTTACCTGTGGCTATGCTGATCTCTTGAGCCAAAGTCAATAATTCTTGAGCTTTAGTTACATCCTGAGTCGAACGAATCAACCGACCTAACGCTGGCCTTAAAACATCATCGGTTGTAGCAGTAGCAATTGATTGTTTTGTAATATAGCCATCGATTGCCTTGATTTGATCCTCAGTTGCCTTTGTATTGGATCTAATAGTTTGCTCTAAATTTTTGCGAGCCTTCTCATCCTCAGCTGCTGCTTTAACTGCTGATACTGCAAATGCGGTAGCTGCTGCACCAACGGCAGCAAAAGCCAACGCTGCTTTCTTACCAAATTCTTTAATTGATTCTGCTGAATTATCTACTACCTTTTCAGCATCTTTTAAGCCATTACGCAAGCCATCAATATCGGCTGCTAACGCTAAAGTTAATGTTCTACTATTACTAGCCATTTACAAACTCATTTCTTATTTCTAAAATGATTTCCTCAAACTCTTTGATAATTGTAGGCTGTAAATGTCTAATTGTTGGGTAAATGAACCAACCACGAGATCCTGGTCCTTTAGACATTGGCCCTGACCATCTTGGAAATTGTGGGTAATTCTTTGATCCAAACTCATGGGCTGCACCAATACCTAGACGGCTACCTTTAGGATCGTTTCTGGTATTGAATTGAGTAGTTGCACCACCTGAGAATTTTTGACTAGCAAAGCCAAACTTAATCTCACCCAGTACAGATGATTTGCTAATTTTTCCACCTTGAGCAATACGATCTGCAACCTTGCCTCTTGATGAAGCAATACGGCGAATTTCGTCAAGCTCTCTTTGAGCTAATGCACCAACTCGCTTAGCAGTTTCCTCTTTAGCAATATCGCCCATGTTTCTAATAACTTTGGCAAATTGATTTAATTCTTTTTTGTCATAGACGATTGAAGGTTGGGTCATTTCTTATGCCTATCCTCCAATATCTCTAACGCTGTTAAAACATCCGATCCATCAACCCATTCGCTTATTGGAATTTGAGTTGCTATTGACAACTGCACCAATAATCGACTTAGGCTTCCTACTGGATGGCTTTTGGGTTTGCATCACCGACTTGAATATCGGCAACAGTTTCCATCCAAGTTTCATAAGGTTTGACAGCCTTACCAGCTGCTTCTCTCTTATGTGCGTGATAAGCCAAAAACATTAAATCACTAACACCGATCTTTTCAGATGCTTGGCTGATAATGTTTCCTGTTTTCTGCTCCCACTTAGCCCACTCAGGCGGTTGGGCTGTATAAGTTGCTTCCTCGCCTGAGTTGTATGTAATTGTAATTGCTAATTTCATTTGTTTGCTCCCGTTTTATTTCTTA